AAATGTGGAACTAGATCTCGAAAGTGATTTTCTGTAGGTAGTATTTCTACACCGTGACTGCTGAATGTGCCAAACTTACGATCTTCTGCTTCTATGGTTGAGCTTAACTGTGCCGAACAATATACACAACCTAAGTTACAGGTATTGTTAAAATAGACTTCAACAATGGTAGGGTTGACTACTGTTGCAGTTGGATCTTGATCTAATTCAGCAGGAACCAAACTTGGTATGGTCAAGTGCCTGGTGCGGTCACTGTCGCCCCCGGCTAGTTCAATGTCTCTGCAATATCCACAGCTTTCTTTGGGCCACTCACCGGCTAACATACTAGCACGGTCACGAAGTTTCAAAGGAGTATTATGAAAATCATTAAAATTTTCAGCAGTCAATTCACTTTCACCGGTACGACAACAACTTCTTGTAGTACCGGTGTTTAGATATAAACTGCTCCAATTCCATTTAAGCTGACATGAAGTAGCAGTACGAATTGGAAAATACTTTTCAGACATTAATAGTCGTCATCCTCGTCAGAATCGTAACCATCATAATCATCGTCGTCATCTTCTTCGTCATCGGCATGATCTTTGAGATAACTTGTAAGTGCCCGTTTAACTTCACCATCAGCTTTAAACACAGTTTTGATATCATCAGCATCACAGTCATTGTCAATCAACACAGATACTAGTGTTTCTGCCGCATCTGCACGGTCAACAATGTTTAGATAACGCTTGAGTTCGTCCCAAATTTCTTTACTTAATTCTACTGACATTCTTATTCCTCCGTAGCTGTCTCTTCAGTACTTACCGTTTCTTTCTGATTAGCAAAGTCTGCCATAACTTTATCTAAGCATCCTTCTTCGTTTGATTCCCATGCCTTGCGGAACTGTTTGATAATTTCACCATCGCTAGTAACAAACATCAAACGATTGCCGTCTTTCTTGAGCAAGCCCTTCTTTTCTGCCAAGTCAGTTAGGCCACTGTAAGGATTCATACCTGTTTCATAAGGAATCTTAACCTGCATGCCTTCAAACGGTTTAGCATAACGAGTTTTCATTACTTTACAGCCGGCACGAATACCCATTACATCTGAAATCTTGTTACCATCTTCATCTTCTTTTAGCTTCATCTTCTTCATAGCAACAACAATACTCGAAGCGTAGATAAAACCTTGACCGCCTGAAATCTTGTCGTCTGGATCAAACATGTCTTGACTAGCGTATGTATGGTTAGTTGCTACCAAGCCTACATTGTAACTACCAAACATGTTGACGCAGTTACGCACTAATGCTGTCAATGCCTTGGGTTTACGACCCATGTCGCCCTTCATATCACCAGCTTCAAACTGATTAACATCTGTAGGAGTCAACAACATACCCAACGAGTCAATAACAAACAATACTTTAGGACGCTCACCGTCGGGTAGTGCTTTGTAGTCACTCATAAATGTAGCAATAGTCTTGCCCACATCGTCAATCATGGCCATGTTAAGTTTTAACAATTTGCTTTCATCTGTGCTTACGCCCAATGCGTGTAACCATTGTTCGTCAAGTGCGTTTTCAGTGTCAATTAAGATAACAAAAATGCCTTGCTCTTGTGCATTTTTAACAATGTTACCAGAACAGATATAACTCTTACCGGCACCTGACTCACCAGCAAATACAGTTACCTTGCCCAAGGGAATGCCTCGATTAAAATCGCCCGAGATCAAATAATTCAATGCAAAGTTTCCTGTGCCGATCCAATCAGTTGGATCGTTAAAGCCGATAGATAGTCCATCAATGCTTTTAGTAATGTCCTTACGGAACTTACTGATGTCAAATGGTTTTCCTGCCATGTTAATTTCCTTTATGTAAAATATTGTAAAGCTCTGGTAATGTTGCCTTTAATGCCTGTTGTCGTTGTTTATCTAGTTTGTCAGTGAGTGTAAAAAAATCTTGTTGCCATTCTGGGTAGCTTTCTGTAGCAATCAAATCATAAAACAATGCGGTTGGATCTAGTTGTTCTTTAACTTCAGGACTTATACTCATAATACTGTACAAGTCTGGATAATAAACAAAGTTCCAATTGACTCTTGGTAATCCATGCGCTTGACTCCATGATAAAAATTGTTCTGCATACAAAAAAGTTAAAACGCTAACAGTAAAATTCACAGTTAAAACAATGTTGCTGTGTGCCTTTTCAAGTTCAATTAATCTACAGATGTTTTCATACGCCTTGTTCCATTTAAGTGGATACCTATTGTATTCAAAACGATCTTCAATGTCATCGATTGATAGTGTTAGTTCTACTGATCTAAAGTATGGAAATAAGTCAATTAACTTTTTTGGATACAAACTACAGTTTGTGTTATATCTAAGTTTAATGCCTTTAGCCAACCCTAAATCAACTAACCGTTGACACATGTCAATTTGTTTTTCTATGTCATTTAACCAAGGTTCTCCTCCTCCGAAGTCTAATTGTACAATGTCTGTTAGGCGATTGTCAATAGTATTCCATACGGAATCCTGTGCTATTGGATGTATTGGTATGTAATCCAATTCCTTTTGCCATAGTGTACTGTTTGACGGTCCACAGGTACGACAAGCCGCATTACAGACTGGCCCAATAGCGGCATCCACCTTAAGGTAATTGGGGTTGATGCGTTCATAGACTTGTCCAATTTTATTATCCGAAATCCGTTTACTGGTTAAATCAATGCTTTCTTTGTCCCAGCAATGCTGACACCATTTTGACTGCCTGCCGGCACGATGATCATCAACTAATTGTTGATAAGCTTCACTGGCCTGCATAGCTTCTACTGACAGCGAAGGCGGAAATCCCTGTAGGTTATTACAAGGAATTACCGAGCCAGCAACTTGCCAACTTAAATTGTGTAGAACATTACTGCAAAGCATAGGTTTTCATATCATTTGCGATATCGTAGACCCAATCTTGATTGTAGGCAAGGCTGTGTTGTTGACAAAAATCAGCTACCCGAGCGGGTTGCGTGACCCAATCTAAACAAAATTCGATATCTGTACTGCTACGATTAGATCGTAACCATATCTCATAATCCTTTTTTATAATGCGATCAAGCTGATTAGGTGCTAATTGTCTAATTTGATCTAGCATAGGATTCAGAACTGCTTTATTCCTAATTTCAAGATGCAATTTAGCAAAACGCCTAGTCAATAAATCAAGATCGTTTACAGTTATGGTAATAACTTGAGGATTGGTGAACACCTGGCTAAAATCAAATCCCTGTTGACGATGGCAAGGAACCACTTGAATAGTTCCTTGCTCAATTCGACTACAAATTTTTTGCTGTTCTTGGACTTCAAGTTGATAAAAATTTGGTCTAGTAAGTTCTTCTACTAAGCATTCACTAACACCATTAACTCGTTTAACCGGAAGCCCATTAAACATCGAAACCAGACTGTCCCCGTAACTACAAGTGTAGTAATTAACAAGGACGGTCATTGATTAAGATTTTTGACGAGCGCGGATCATTGCCAAAATATCTTCAGCTTTTTGTGTTGTAGGTTTAGCTTCAACTGGAGCACTTGCTACCGCTGGAGCTTCATCTTCATCATCAAAACTAGAAGTTACCGGTGCTGGTGCGGCAGGTTTAGCTGGCGCATCTTCATCTTCGGCTACTGCTGGAGCACCTGCGGCGCCAGTTGGTGCGTTAACCCCTGCTGGACGATAGTACTGGCTCCAACGCTCTGGATCATAACTCTGTCCGTCAACTGAAGCTTCAAACATTTCTTTGATAACTTTCAGTTCAACTTCACCTGGTTTCTTAGGTAAGAAAGTGCCTAGGTCAAACAAGCCAAATTTTTCAATGGCTTCTTGTTCTGCGGCATCAAGAGCTGTTTCTTTACGAGCCCACTTACTACCGTTGTAGTCAGCAAAGCCACCTTTGGAGCCTTTGCTAATACGGAAGTCCAGACCTTTAAGGTAATCAGTTGGCAATTCTTCCAACTCTGGATCCATTAGAGCACCTTTGATAGTGGTGAAAATCTGAGGACCAATGATGAATCGACGAATTGGGTTTTCTGGAGTCTTGTCATCGGCAAGTGGATTCTCGCGAACAAAACCTTGGAAAATGTAACTACGCTTCTTCCAATACTTACGACCCATTTCTTCCAATGCTGGATCTTTAAACCAAGTACGAACTTCGGCTAGTACTGGGCAAGCTTCTTGCCACATTTCTACGCAAGGTACTTGTACAATCACTTGCTTACTATCCATTTGGCCTTTGATGCCATTGAATGGTAAACGAATCATTGCTCGTTCTACCCAAAAGAATGTGTTCTTGGCATTTGCGTCTGGGAGGAATCTGAGTGTTGCGGCTTGACCTTCCTCCATTGACCAGTGTGGGTAAATTGCATTGTCTCCACCTGTGGATTGATTGCCACCTTGTTTATTCTCGCTGGCAGCGAGTCTTGCTCTAATTTCTGATAAGCTAGCCATTTTATGTTGCCTTTCTAAGTTGATTTAAAATGTTGATTTAAGTTGTCTTAAATGTTGCCTTACAGCTGATTATACACTCATCTGTTTGTGTTTACTACTAAACTGGTTAAATTGCTTTTACAATATTTTTGGTGTTGTGCTAATCCGCTTGCACCATATTCATTATTACAATATTGACAAAATGCTGTTGGATGCTGATATCCTGCTTGTTTCGAGTAATGATTGTTGCCTGTAACTTTGTTTGCTACCTCTGGGCGTTTCATATGATGTCTATCACCACTTGTCTTAGCTACTTTTTTAGCAACAACATCTGGATTTGTCATTGGATTATTTTTGATCCAGTTTTGTCTTTTCTGTTCTACAAACTCATCTGACTTTTTAATGCCGTAACAATGATGGGCTTCACCTTTTTTGCCAAAATGCGGATGGCTTTTGCCGTATTGTGGGGCAATTGATTTATTATCAGTTCTGTTTAACCACTGATCATTGCCGACTACTTTCATCCGTTTTAATACACGGTGTTCCCACTCTTGTGCTAAAACAGCATTTGCAAATACTTTTCTTACTTGTATAACCGTAGGTTCGCCGTTTTCTTTAATAAACTCTTTAACATGGTGTGATGAAGTTTTGTATGGATTCCAGAGATCGCTCGGATTGCAATCTTGGGCGTATCTAACGCCATAGTAGCTAATGGTTAGCTGGGGCCATCTAATTAAGTATGTATATGGTTGCATTTAATTTGTTGCCTATCTCGGTTGCCTGTTTACTTCTGGTTGCCTGTGTAGAGTATGCATTATTACATACTCTACAATTTATTACAAGTACTATTTATGACGCGGTTGCTCTAAGTGCAATTATTTGATCAAAAATCCAGCCAATGTCTTGATTCTGGACATCATCGGATCTGCTTGAGCTTCTTCCAACGGAGGTGTTGCTGTAGTTGCATAGCATTCTTCCATGCCATGCACTGGACAAGCACAACCTGCTTCGGTCATGTTGCACATGGCTTCTTCGCCCATTACTAATGGATTTTCCATTCCGCCATCTACACTGTGAACATCAGATTCGGCTTCATAGTCGCCCATGCTTTCACGCTCAAGACCATAATCTTCGTCCGGATTGCCACCAACGATACCACGACCATGCAAATGACTTTCAAGATTTTGTGCTACCCATTCCATTGGGTCGCCTGTGCGAGCTTTTTGTACACCATATGGCATGTCGCCTGTGTGCATGTAGTAATCAAATAAGGCATCATATAAATCTTTATCCAAGTCGCCGCCTTGTTCAAAATTACGAACTTCGTGGCGGAAACGGTTAAGGATGTGTTCTAGTGTGCCGTTAGCTGAATCGTTCAATACACTTTCATTCAACATTTTTAATCCAGCAAAACGACGAATAGCATTCATACTAACACTTTCTTCCATATGGTCACTGCATGTGCAAGGATCGCAATGACATTTTGGGCAAGTGCTTTCTGCCACTGGAGGCGGTGCTACATCAGCAGGATTAACTTCAGGAGCAGGATTCATTTCTGCTTCTGGTTCAATTTGAACTTGGTCAATAACTTTTTGTACACTTGGATGATCACTCAACATCTGCATACGATCATACACCAATTGACGGCAATCGGCATCAGGATTTTGATCAGCTAGACGCTCTAACTCGTCATACAGTTCGTCATCGCCTAACAAATCATATAACTGTTCTGTGGCATTGGTTGCATCAGCACCCACAGGAAACTCTTTACTTAACAACTCAACTAGCTTTTGTTGTTGTTCTGGAGTATCGGGCAACGCCCATGTACCTTCCATGAGTTGATTAGCCCATGCTTCAAATATGTTAGCTTCTTTCATAGCTTTTCCTTGTTGTTGAATCTTAGCCAGCAATGGTAATGCTTGCTCTACTCTCGTGTCAATACTTTGTGTCACGAATAAATGTTTTAAACTTTCAATAACTACATCTTGTTCAGAGATTTCGCTAGGATTCCAAGATTCAAAATACTTTGTATATCCTTTTGACCCGCCAAGTCCTTTAAGACTGTGTTGTAAGTTTTGATAATACTGAGATACTTCTTCTACTAACTGTGCTGTATCGCCTTCAAATAGTTTGCCCTGGTTGGCTCTTTTGAAACGACTCAACACATTGAGTTCGTTAACCATTTCTGCAATATGTTGTCCGCGAATATCGTAAGGACGACCGCCTTGGCGTACATGCTCAAGCATAGCACGGCCGCCGACTAGTTTGGTAAATGGTAATTTGTAGCGTTCGCCTTCGGCAGTTTCTACAAACAATGCTGATATGTAACGATAGCGAGCATCATTTTCATCAAGTGCTTTTTTATGTTTGATCATCAACCGAGCTTCTGTCTGCTTGCCGTTCCAGCTTTGTGTTTTAGTACCAGACCATGATTCAAATAAGCCTTCTTTGATTGCGGCCTGGCCTTGTAGGCTATAACGCAGGCGATTCATGTTTTCTGGACTGAAATTTTTAAGATTCTTTGTGGCAAAATCTTTAAGTTGACCTAAGAAATCAAACCACTCTGTTTTATCTTGTTGTTCCATACCACGACCAAGATTATCACCGTAGTAGACATTAATGCTGCCATCTGAAGTTACTAACACAACTACTGTACCATAGTTGTCTCCGTCAGTTGCAGTCCAATCAAAGGTAAACATATCAGCGGCAGATATATCTTCTGCGCCAGTTTCTGGATCAATAGGTGGTTTATTAGTCTTACTATCCAGAGCTTGAAAATTGTCAAAATTCCGGGTAGTTAGTAAATCGTAGAGCTTTTTTTCGGTTGTTTCTTTTGCCATAGTTTAGTATTTAGTGTATTGAACTAATGAACGGCATTGGAGGTACTATGACATCTCCGTGGTCTCTTAGCTGTGAATCTATGCCTGGATTGTAAGTTTGTAGCAGTTGTAGCATTCTAACTACCAATAAACAGGCCATAACTAGGTCATCTGTTTCGCCAATTTTGGCCGCATAGCTGACTCCGTGTGCTACAAAAGTCTTTAATTCACTGACTAATGCGGAACTACGAACTTTCATGCGCCCTGATTCTATTAGAGTTTTTAGCTTGTTGCAGGCTGCCAATTTAGGTTTATTACTGGTATTAAATCCTTTGCGATATCTGCGACCACTACTGCCGCCAACATTAGGATCGCTAAGGAAATACCCGTCTATGTTTTCTTCTCCGTACTCAGCAATACTAATCAGCGCGGCTTCGCCAATGGTATTGTTTTCAATACTGTAGTAAATGCTCTGTGGATCGTTAACTGTTTCATTAATATGTTTGCAAATATCAGCTAGTATGCGAATCTGTTCTGGAATAGGAGTACGATTGTGTCGCCATTCTGCTATTTGCTCTGTAGTATTTGCTTCAAATACTTGTATGGCAGCCGGATCACCGCCGGTGCCCAAGGATGGATCTAATCCAACTACATATACTCTGCCTTCTCTAGGCCGTTGAAACCAGCGAACTTGTCCTGTTCTATACATTGGTTCGTGGCCTTGTAAATCAATCAATTTAGTAGGAGCAATTAGAGTTTCATCATTAATAATAAACTCACAGCCCATCTCACGGCGGAAACGATCTTCACCTAACTGTGCTCGCTGTTCCAATGCCCATGTTTCATCGCGGTCTGGATGTTCGTGCCAATAACTACGATAGGCCTTAAATCCGTTGATGCCTAAGTCTGTAGGATTACCAAACTCATCTTCACACTTGTTGGCACCTTTCCATATTAACGCAAACTGATCTTCGTCTGAGTTAGGAGTTGATGTAATAATTGCCTTACCACCAGTTGCTAAGGTAGGACTTATGGAAGTCCAGAATTCTTTTGCAATACCGGGGCGAACAAACGCAAACTCGTCAGCGTATAGTAAGGATATACTCATACCACGACCGGTATTTTCAGTAGTTGTTGCTGACACAATACGGCTTCCATTTTCAAAGTCCAGGTTGCCTTTGTTGTAACTGATCACACCAGCACGAATATGATCTGGACACAGTTCGTAAGCGTAGCGAATGCGTTGCATAATTTCTTGTGAGCCTGTGTACTTGTGTGCGGCAATAAGAATCGTTGAATCTGGAACAAACATAGCGTACCATAATAGATAACCAGCGGCACTGGTAGACTTACCAGTTTGTCGTGGCATCATTGAAATACTGTAACGATAATTATGGTAAGTTTTTATTAACCTCTTTTGATAGTCGTATGGATGATACAACATCTTTCCTTTAGTTGGATGCTGTATGTAGAAAAAGTTATCCATGAAATATTCTGGACCCGTGATAGGATCCGCACATTTCATAAATTCTTCTAATTGTTGTGCTGTATACGCCGTACGCTTATGCGGCGTTTTTATTAGGTTTCCTTCTGCGGCCATATATTAATTTATGGTAATTTGAAAGAGTTATTTAGAAAACATAGCCAACCAAGCAGGACTGCCAGGACGAATGCCGAGTGTTTCTGCTTGTTGTCTTTGGTCAAGTATTTTTTTAATTTGATCTTCTTGAGTTTTTAAATTATATTCGGCTAGGCGATTGATTGTGCCTAGACCGCCCATAATGCTAGTTGCCTTCAGCCCGTTAACGGGATCTAAGGGATCTAAAAAACAATCACCCTCATCTTGAGGGTGTATGTTTTGTGTAGTAATTCTATACTGCTTAGTCATCTGATGCGTTAGCACCACACTTAGCTCGTTTAGCATTAGTCAATGCACCAAAATCAACTGGCCATTCTTTACCTGGTGCTAATTCAACATAGCCTTGTGGTAATGCATACTTAACTTGTGCGTCTGCCATAATAGTAGCAACAGGTACACGGAACTTAGTTAAGTCATTGCCTAAGTTTGGATATGGTGCTGTATGTGGGAATCCCCAACCAGCTACTTCTTTAGTTTGATTGTTGATTACAATCTTGTAAAAGCCATGTGGTACAACTACACCTTTACCGATTGTCTTATCACCAGGACCATACAAACCACCCGCGATAACTGTGTACGACTGGTTGCGTTGTACAGCCCAACCACGAACACTGGTCTCTAGTAATTTCCAGATGCCACGATTTAAAGAACCTGCTTGTGGACTCATGTTTGTCATCAAAAAACTTTCAAACTCAACTTGTGTGTTCCATGACAAGTCACCATCTGGTGCCATGTGTCCTTTGTCGTAGCCTGTGCCAGCATAGTCAGCTGGTGTTGCTCCATTTTGAACAAACTGGTTAGCGGCAAATGCATTAGTACGGGCAACACAACCTATTGCATTAGGAGGAGTTAACTCATACATAACAAATTCTGGTAATTTTGCCTGTGCATCGTACCCTACCAAATATGCTTGTTGGCATAATGGTTGAATTGGTTTAGCTGATTCTGGGAATCCGTATGGTGCGTGTGCTTGACATTGTGCTGGAGGAAACGGTTGACGTTGTGTCCAGGCAAATACAGTACTTGTTGCTAGAACTAATAATAGCCCTGTTATAATTTTTTTCATTTTATTTTCCTTTGTTATCTTGCGTAGCCCTTAAATCCTGCAACTGGGCTAGATTTATTTACATCAGCTGGCTCCGAACTACTGTTACCAGCTACATTAATTTTTCCACCCGGAACCCCGGTCATTTTTAATGCCTGATCGACTAGGTCCTCTCCATTGGTTCCTACTACTGATACTACAGCATATGGTCCTAATGCTCCTTGCTCGTTCCATTCTGGAAGCTCATCTCCATATCCTGCATTGTCAACACGAGCTCGAGCAAATGCTAAACTTAATCTATAACTTTTGTAAGCATCGTTATTACGGATGCCAGGAAGGAAAAATGTATCGCGCATTGGTCTTGATTCATCTGCGCTTAATTTTCCACGCTTGGCCTCAGTGATAAATTCGCTAGCTCTCATCTTGGGTAGCCTTTAAAGCCTTTTATAGGGCTGGTTATTCCAGTTCCAGGTTGTTCTTCAGAAGCCGCTGTGCTAATTTGCGTTCCAGTCACTCCCATTGTCTTTGCGGTGGCATCAATAATTTCTTTATCAGCTTTAGAGTAGGCTACAGTAACAAATTTTTGTCCAGTTGGGCCCGAACGGTCCATTGGAAAATCTGGTTCGCCTGCTGCCGCAACAATGAATCTCCACATCATATAAGGATTACTGTTGTCTAAGGCATTAAATCTTTCCATTCC